CGTCGGTCGGCGTATCATTGAAGGATCAGTAGCGTCGGCGCTGAGCGTCTTTCGCAGGGGCAACAGTCAAAAGTCATCTCACTTTATTGTGAGCAAGTCCGGTCTGATCTGGCAATGTGTCAGTACCGATGATAGCGCCTATGCGAACGGCCTGAGCTGGAATGAAGCACTCAACTGCTGGGTTGACCCGCAAGGCCATAAGCTGCGAGCGCCAAACCCCACGCCGGCATGGCCGGAACTTACCCCGCCGATCAACCCTAATCTAACCACGATCAGTGTTGAGTGTGAAGGCTTCTATCAGGACATTCCGACCGATGCCCAGAATGCCGGCGTGGTCAAGATTATGCAATGGTGTGCGCTTGAGTTTCCCCAGCTCGCGCCCTACTCGTTTATGCGGTCACTCATTGGTCACTGTCATATTAGCCCGGTCAGCAAACCAAACTGCCCCGGCCCGCACGTCAACTATGCTGCACTCGCGGCGGCGGCGAATGCCGCCGGCCCGCGTATCGTGCGCGCTGGCCCGTATGGGGCCATCGCCCGGCAGGACTATCAGGCATCAGGCAAGGCCGCAGCGTACTATGCGCCCGGTACGGAAATTGCGATCGATACCTTTCATACGAATGGCTATCGCCACGCCGCGAGCGGCGTCGGATTCATCGCTGATGGGGATTTGATCGTATGACAACCGAGCCGAGAAAAGAATCTGAGCTGACCAAAGCCAGCAATGAGCTAGCCCGTGTCGTGGCCGAGATGTTACCGAGTGACGCCGATCCTAATCTGGCGATCCGCTTTCGAGAAGCGCTGGGCAACCTGCTTGCGTCAACCCTGAGCGGTGCCACCGTTATGGCGGCTGGCGCGGTGGTTGCGGTTAACAATAAGGTGGATAGGCTTGATAAGGCACGCGGCGATCGGTTGCGTGATCTTCAGCTTGACCTTGACCAGATTGCACTTCGCGTACATGGACTAGAGGATCAATTCTTGGACGCCGGCCAGGTAGGCGAACTATCGCGCACGATGTACCAGCTCGCAAACGAGATTGAGCAACTGAAGGCGCAGCAGGTAGGCGATGCCGAATGATGATCGCCTAACCGAGAACTCGCATGACGATGCCTATCGTGCTGTGCTCAAAACGTTAAGCGAGCTGCACGATGCATGGCGCGTGCATCGTGAGACGGTCAACCGTGCCATTGGACTGTTAGCCGATGAAGTCTTTCGATTTGAGAAGCGGCTTGACATTGACGATAAGGCACGGATCGATCGCCAGGCACAGATTGACGCCAAGCTCCAAAAGATCGATGATGGGCAGGCGGCTATTCAGCGATGGCAGTATATACGGGTCGTGATAGAGATTGTGGCCGTGATTGTGATTGTTGCGGCGTTCTTTGCGTTTCGAGCAGGTATGCAACAATGAAGCGCCCATCGTGCTTCTTGCGTGTGTGTGCTATCATAGGACTGTTCATCCTGTGGGCTGCGTTCTGGTGGCTCGGCAGTATGGCATATCTCGTATGGAGGTACCTTCGGTAGTATGCCAATGGCAGCATAGTGAGATATGCCAGGCGGGCTATCGATCCTTATCCGCAGATGCCCGTAGGTGATGTACCGTGGAATGATAAGGCACGGTACGTTAAGCCGCTCGATACGGCCCATTGGCTCCACATTCATAAGGAGACCATCATGACAATTGGCCCAGCAACACTGATGGCGATTATCGCCGCCGCGCTCGCTACCTTGCTCTGGTGGATTGGCAAGCGCCTGGCACTGGCCGAATGGCTGTGTATGCTTCTGTTTGGCATTGGCTTGGCTGTGGTCATTCTGGCCGGCCCGCTGATTAAGCTGCCGTGAGCGACACAGAACAAAACAGCACACCTAAAAAGCGCCCACGCTGGGCAAAGGCGTTCCTTGCTGCGCTTGCCAGGACTGGCAACATTCGCCAATCGTGCGAAGCGGCAGAGATAGGACGCACAACAGTCTATGCCTTGCGAGAATCCGATCCGACATTCGCCGCCGATTGGCTAGAGGCGCTTGACGAATCGGCTGACCTATTGGAACAAGAGGTGCGTCGGCGCGCAGAGCAAGGCGTACAGCGCCTCAAGTTTCATAACGGCGCGGCGATTATGGTACAAGCCCTTAGTCCCGAAGGTATTCCGCTGGTGAACGATAAGAACGAACCGATTATGGTTCCGTATATCGAACACGAATACAGCGATACGCTTGCTATCTTTCTCCTAAAGGGTATCCGGCCTGAGAAGTACCGCGAACGCGCCGACGTGCGGCATAGTGGCAAGGTCGATATAGGCGCACTAACCGATGCTGAACTACTCGCCATCACTGAAGCTAAGAGCACAAGCTGAGCTAGAGTTACGTCGGCGGCGTGCAGCCTGGCAAGCCAAGATGCGCGAGCAGACGGCTGGCGCATTCGCCGCACGCACGCAGATTGAGGTACCAGATGGGAGCGAGATAGCTCACGTTCGCTTTATTGTTTGGGAAGAGCAAACAGCACTTTTACAAACGATGGCGGATACGCAACTCCTTGTTGTGTTGAAGGCTCGCCAGCTCGGCGTATCCTGGCTGGCGTGCCTGTATGCCTTGCGTATGTGTACACTGTATGCCGGTCAGCCGGTACTCTGCCTGTCGCGTGGTCAACTCGAAGCTGACGAGCTTATCCACCGCATAAGCTTTATGCACCATCACCACGACGATGTTGCGCTTATGCCAAAGCTCGTTAAAGATAACACCGCCGATCTGGAATGGTCGAACGCAAGTAGCGTGGTCAGCCTGGCTGCGACCAAGAACGCAGGCCGATCGTTAACCGCAGCCCTGGCTATCCTTGACGAATGGGCCTTTATGGCATGGCCGCGTCAAACCTTAGCCGCCGTCAAGCCGACCATCGACGCGGGCGGCAAGCTCTTCATTATCAGTAGCGCCGATGGCCCAGGGACGGCCTATCATCAGTTCTGGCAACACGCCAAGGCTGGTGCGAACGGCTACAAGGCGATCTTCCTGCCGTGGTTTGCGCACCCTGATCGGGGTGAGGGCTGGCGCGATCAGAAGATCATCGAAGCATCAGGCGATACGGCCAGCGTGCTACGTGAGTACCCGGCGAATGACCTGGAGGCATTCACAGCGGCATCCGGTCTGGTGTATGATATTTGGAGCGATGGCCCCGACGATGGCAACGTGACTGAAGCGGCAGAGTTTGACCCGAACGGCGGCGCAATCATGTGGGCGGGCGATGATGGCTATCACGGCCAGCTTGATCCGCAATCCGGGCAGTACACCGAAGGCAGCAGCCCGCGTGTATTCTTGCTCGTGCAAGAGCGCGACGATGGCGGGTTGAATGTATTCTACGAAGATTACGCGGTCAAGTTGCTTGAAGAAACGCATATCGAGCGCGTACTTGCGCTGGGCTATCCATCGCCAGAGTTTGCCGTGATTGATAGTGCAGCCGCCGCATTACGCGGGCGGCTGCAAACCTATGGCATTGGCTCCTATGGCAAGCCTGAGAGCATTGACGAGAGTATCAAGACAACCCGCCGCTTTCTGGCAAAGGATACGAACGGCAGGCGGCGGGTGTATGTCCATCCGCGCTGCACACACTTGCGCTATGAGATGGGCGCGTATCGCTTGAATGACCGTGGTGAACCAATCGACGCGCACAACCACGGGCCTGATGCGCTGCGCTATTTGTGCTGGAAGCTGAGGAATACATGATAGAGCCTACGATTGATCAGAACGGGCGGATTGTATATATGTCGTTCGTCGCTCCCATAACCGATGAAGAGCGCGCCGCGCTTCAAGCGGCACTACGCCGATGGAAGTCCGAGCCGGTTGTATGGCGGCATAGCTTAGATGGTGTGCCGATTATTCAACTTGAAGGCCGGCATGAACCGGATATTGAGGACACGCCATGACCGACCTAATAGACCGCAAGGGGAGCGTCACCAAGCAAGACTTCGTGCAATCGCCCGATCAGGGCGTATGGGCATGGACGGTGTTTGACCCCGGCGCTATGACCAGCCCCGTCGCCACGCTGCCGGTACACGGCAGCAGAGGCGGCGATCGGGTGCTAGCGGCCACGCTTGACCTAGAGGATATGTGGGCATCGGCCATCGCTAAGGCTGTCACGAAGATCGCGGTACGCGGCTATGAGATATCCGATAGCGACGATAGCACGCGCCGCACGGAATACGGCCAGGGGCTGATCCGCAACCTTGACGGGCCGGCTAGGTACCGTGAGGGCGTGGTCAAGACGGTGACGGACTTCCTGACCACGGATAACGGCTGGTTCATTGAGGTTGTGCGGGCGGGCAACAAGGCCAATGGCAAGGTCATGGGCCTGTACCACCTTGATAGCTTCCGCTGCTACCGCACGGGCAACCTTAACTACCCCGTGCTGTATATCGATTGGGAGGGCGGCTGGCACAAGCTGAGAGGCGATCAGGTGATCTTTGGGAGTGACATGCCTAGTCCGCGAACCAGGCTCTGGGGCATTGGCCGCTGTGCCGCCCGGCGTGCGTTCCAGACGATTACAACCCTCTCGGCAACCAAGACGTACTACCGTGAGAAGATCACCGGCTCGCGTGCCTTGACGCTGTACTTCATCACGGGCGTGTCGCGCAGGCAGTTGCAAGATGCGATGGAAACAAGCGAAGCCGAGAAGATCAGGAAGGGGCACGTTGTCTATAAGGGCGCGGTCATGGTACCTATTCAGACCGACCAGCCGATCAACGTCGCACCGCTTGACCTGGCCGGCGTGGCCGATGGTTTTGATGTGGATCAGGTTGAGAAGTCCAGCTTGCGCACCTATGCCATTGCGATCGGCCTCAACCCCGATGAGCTGGTCGAGCGCGCAGCCGGCCTGAACAGCGGCGCATCGGCCCAGGTTGCCGAGCAAGCCGCCGAAGAGGCGGGCGGGCTGCCATACTTCGTCAAAGACTTGGAAGATAAGCTTAACTTCCTCGTGATGCCAAAGGCAACCATCTTTCAGGTCAAGACAAACGATATCAGGGATCAGCAAATGAAGGCCACGCTCAACAAACTGAAGGCGGATACCCTTGTTGTGCTCAATGGCAACCAGCCGATCATCACGCAAGACATGGCCCTCCAGATTGCGGTTGACGAGGGCTTGGTACCGCCTGAGTTCTTGCCGCAAGACGTGACGCCGCAAGGCACGCTGACTGATAGCGGCGATCAGTCGAAGCCGGTTGAAGCTACGCCACGCGCGCCCTACGCGGGGCAGTTGCCCGCGCCGGTCGCACCGGTGCCAGCGACGAAGGCCGATGATCCTGATATGGTATCGCGCCTTGTTGCTGCGAATATGGAGTATATGCGCGCCCAAATGGAGCGGGCCGCAAGTAAAGCGTATGAAGAGGCATACGAATACGCCGTCAATCACCCTGCCGATCTCTCAGGATGGAAGCGCCTATCCGATATTGAGATGGCAACAAAGGCCAAAGAGGAAGATTGGGCCGAAGCGGTCAAGTGGGCAGAGGAGGCGAGCAAGGATGGGTGAGCAGGGCAAGATATCACAACGGACGATCGCAGTTATTGCGAAGATACGTGCTGGGGTGATGTATAAAGACATTGCACAGCAGTATGGTATTTCGCCCACGAGAGTATCGCAAATAGCCCACAAACATTGTAGTGATATCTACGCACGAAGGCGCGAGAAGTACCTTGCCGACCAACCTTGACACCCTCCGCGCGCAGCCGCTCACGCTGATCCAACCGGCCACGCAGGCGCTGGCGAACGGTGGCAGCATCGGCGCATGGCGCAAGCAAATGGAGCTGGCGATCAAGCGCTCGCAAACCGCCGCCTATATCGCGGCCACAGCCGAGCGCCTGGGCGTTAGCCCTAGCGCGATCAAGGGATTGAGCCGGGCCGAGCGCAAGGAGCTTGACGAGCGCATACGGGCGCAACTGAAGTACCTTGACGGCTTCGTGGCTGACTTGAAGGCTGGCAAGCTCACGATGGCCCAGGCCACGGCACGAGCGAACTTGTATGCGGGCGCAACCAAGCAGGCGTACTACGTGGCACGCTGGGGCGATTGGATTATCCCTGAGCATCTGCTACCGGGCAACCAGATATGCAAGACGAATTGCGGTTGCTCGATATCCGTCAAGGCTGAAGGCGAGGACAGCGACACAGGCACGTTGACCCGCGTGATGGGCAAGCCTGAGAAGCATTGTACCGAATGCCCCGCGCTGGTCGGCAGCTACGAGGTCAAGCGAAAGAGGATAGCATGATAGTATTCTTGGTCACATTTGGGAAGCATGAACATATCACATTGGGGCCGGTGTTTACCAATCGAGATGCCGCCGAAGCATACAAGCGGATGCGAGATGAAACCCCGCAACAAACACTCGGCCCAATCGCGCCAATAAACATTATCGAGTGCGATGTGTTTGGCCGGATTGAAGATGCGATAGCAGAAGGTCACTAGTAAAGTGAGCTACTACATTGGCTTCCGTTTTGGCTGGATACGCATCAGGCGGCGTATGCTGCTGTGGTCAGACCCGCAGCAGTACCCCTATATGCGACAGGGCATCATGATACGCGGCTGGAATGTGAGGATCAAATGACGGTACGCAAGGCTCTTATCTTCTATCTTTCCGTGGTTGCTGTAACCATCGGAGCGGCATGGGCATGGGCGTTCTGGTCAGATTGGCGCATCGGTATGGTTGTGATGACGATGCTGGTGATTGAGCACGTTTGGCGCGTGGTCAAGATGATACGCAGGAACGGGCGCAATGATAAAGTTAACCGCTATCAAGCCTTCGGCTAAGGCGATCAACTTCACTCGCTTTGCGCCAGCCGCAAAGAAGGGTATGGAGGACGCCGCCGAAGCCGCCAAGAAGGATATTGAGGCGACGTTTGAAACGTGGTCGCACAAGCCTACGGTTGACGTGAAAGAGCGCTCAGACGGCTACAGCTTGACGGTCAATGATGACGTGTGGAATATGCTTGACAAGGGCACACGCGCCCATCGGATCGTCGCACGTCGCGCCAAGCGGCTGCGCTTCTTTGGCGGCTATCGCGCCAAGACGCGCCCTGGCTTCATCGGCTCGCAAGCGGGTGGCGCATCGGGCGGCGTGGTGTTTCGGCAGAGCGTCAATCACCCTGGCACGAAGGCAAGAAGCTGGTCAAAGCTCATCGGCACGAAGTACCGCGCTCAGCTTCAAACGTTTATCAGCAAGCGGATCAAGGAGGCGGTATGATCACCGCAGACAATCACTGGCTTGGCTGGCGTGGATACGTCTATACCACGCTCGGCCATCGGGGCGAACTGATCATGCGACGGATTGAAGAGCGCGTCAAGCGCGATGGCGATCAAGCCATCTTGACCGATGAGCAAGCAATCATTAGCGAGTTGATTAAGATGCTCGATACGATCGCCGCTGAAGTACCGCCGCCGACGTTTGCAGCAGGAGAAGCATACGCATGATCCCGCCTAAGAAGATAGCGGCAATGTTTAGCCTTGGATCGATAGCAGCAGCACCGTGGATTGAAGAAGCGCGCCGCAACGCCGAACTAATGGTAGAAGCGCGCTTCATTACGGGCAAGAGTGAAGCCGAGATACGCGCCGCCGCCGCACAATCGCCGCTATCGTTCGCTGACTTTGTACGCTTGCTGAAAACAGGGCACAAGATATGATCCCGCCTGATGCCAGCCAAGACGAGTTAGAACAGCTCTACCGCCGTCTTGTTGCAGCGGTGATCCAGCTTGCCAAGGTACTCGGCAAGCCCAGCCCGATCGTCACTCGTAAAGAGCGCCGGGATCGGGTTTGACACATATGCTATACTCACATTGGACATGGGGTTTGGTTGTTAGCCATTTCGATCGGGTATGCTGGTTTGGTACCTCCCAAACGGCCCGCGCTGTGGCCGCAGAATCCCAAGGCCGTTGAAGCCGGCCTGGCATACCAGATCACCTTTCATCGGGCAAGTAGTTTAATCCGGTAGAATGCCGCCTCCAAGTCGGCGGAGATGGGGTTCAAATCCCCCGGCCCGACCAGTCCAGCTACGCCAATCGCGTGCGGGCGAGTGACGTGTAATCACACGGCGTAGCTGGCTACACCAATGGAGTGCCGTATCCCGTGAGCGCCGCTACGTAAGTAGTGATACGCAATACGGCAAAACTGAATACCGCCCTACGCTGCAAAGCCTACGGCCCACGCGCATAAGCGCGCTGGGCCTTTTTGCTACCCATATGCCATTTCGCTCTACTGCTCAACAACGATTTGCATTCGCAACCGGGCAACCGTGGGCTAAGCGGTGGGCCGATGAAACCGACTTCTCGAAACTCCCCAAACGCGCCAAGCGCAAGCCGCTCGGCAAGCGCACGAAAGCATTCACCCTTGACCAGCTTGAAGCCTTTGTCAGTAGCGATGCCTACGATCCGCATACCGCTGACCTGATTGCGATGAACGTGCCAGCGCTGAAGGCAGCGGGCGCAGATGGCGAACTGATCAGCCCTGGCGTGCGGCGTATCCGTGGCAACCTCTGTAACGTACACGGGCGCTATGGCCCATGCGACGGTGGCAAGGCCGGCAAGAAGCCGAAGGGGCGCAAGCCAGCCGCGCCAAAGAAAACCGACGCGCAGCGCGCCCAGGAACGTGATGCTAAGCGTGCTCAGAACGTTGACGCCGTAGCCAAGCGCATGGCCGATACCGATACCGGCCTCTCTCCATCGGGCAGTAAAGCGCTGGTGGCATTCGCCAAGGGGCAACAGCCGGACGCAACACAAGGCGCGGGGCTGGCGCAAATGGGCCTGGCCGAGCGCGCAAGCGATGGCACCTATCGCATGACGCCGACAGGCCGCGCCGTGGTCAGCGCTATGCAGGCGGGTGACTACCAGCGCGCCGTTGACGCCATCTCACGCGGCACCGATGCCAGCGCCAAGCGCCAAGAGCGTGCGACCGCGCAGCAATCGCGGCGTGATGCCACTGCCAAGCGCCAGCAAGACGCGGCCGGTAAGCGCGCCGCTGCACAGATGGGGCGCGAGTTAGCCAAGCGCCAGCCGTCCAAAGCCGCAGCGGGTGGCAAGAAGAAACCAGAGAAGCCCGCTGCTGAGAAGCCACTGAAGGTTGACATGCCCAAGCGCGGCGCACGCGGCAGCGCGCCAAGCGTCGGCGGGGTAGCGGGTGCCGCAGCGAACAAGAAGCCGGTTACGCCTGCCAAGCCTGCCAAAGAAACGCCTGAGAAAGCGCCAGCTAAGCAGATCGCGCCCGCGTTGCGAGAAGCCGCGCAGAGCCTGAGCGATGGCAAGGAACTATCCGACGCGGATACGCAGGCGCTTATCCGCAACGGGCTAGCGCGCATCGTCAAGGGTGAGATTGTCTTGACCGCAGCCGGCCAGCGTGCCACGCTCAAAACCTTTCGTGTGTTCAAAGACGCCAGCGGCAAGTATCGCTGGGTCGCACAATCGTCAACCGCGTTCCAAGACCGGGACAAAGAGATTGTATCAACCAAGGCGCTGGCCGATGATTGCGCCTTTGCCGATGAAACGGGCAGCTATGGCCCGCTGCGCTGGTGGCATTCGCCCGGCCTTGACTTAGGCGATTGTGATTTTAACGCGATGCACGGGCGGGTACTGATTGAGAGCGGCACGTTTCGCACCCCTGCCATTGCTCATAAGGTCGCACGAGCGGCCAGCGAGCTTGAAATATCACTGGGCTTTCTCCATCTTCCCACAGAACCAGACGCTGATGGCGTCTTTCATCATATACGGCGCTTTGAACGATCATTAGTCCCTCGTGGTAAGGCGTCAAATCGCTTTACCGCGTTCTCAGTTAAGGAGCTACCCACTATGGATAAAGTGAAGATTGAAGGCCTGAAGGCGCATGGCTTCACTGATGATGACGTGACGTGGTTGCTATCGCAGGCATCGGCAACCGAGAAGACCGCAACCGATCAGGGCGTGGCCTATAAGGCTGAAGAGCCGGTTATCGAGCTGCCCGATGTGGTGATCAACGGCGTGACCTATAAGGCTATGCCGCCCGTGCCGCCCGTTGTCGAAGAAAAGGACGATGGGGAAGGCGATATGGAGGTTATGGCCGAAGAACCGATGGAGGAAGAGCCAGCCGAAGGCGGCTTGACCCTATCGCCGGAGGACTTGACCGCGATTAGCGAAGCGGTAGCGGGCGCAATTCAGGCTGGACTATCCCAGGTCATGGGCGCGCTTGACCTCGAAAAGAAGGTCGCAAGCCATGTGCAAGGGCTGATGCAACCCTATCAGGCTACGAAGGACGCCAGTGATGCCGAAAAGGCAGAGCAGATCGCAACGCTTCAAGCATCGCTGAAGGATCACGAGGCGCGGCAAACCGCGCTGAAGGCACAGCTTGACGAGCTGATGGGCCTGCAACCTGAGATTGTGCAGCGACCAAGCGAGAGCGGCGGTACGCTTGTCAATCCGTGGATACCACAGGATCAGCAACTACTCGGCGCGGTTAAAGGTCAGGTACCCGCCGATCAACAATTCGAGTTTGGCGATCTGGTCACAAACCTGTTTGGAAATATCAACGGTACGCCTGGGCAGGCGTAAGTAGCAATAGACATTGCACAATCTGCAATGTTCAATCTGCAATCCACAAAGGAGCATAGAGTGGAACCACAAGCAATCGATGTTAATGCGCTAGCCCAGGCGTTTGCCGTGATGGCGCAGAATATGCAGGGCGCGGGCGGCGCGAACGGCCAGACCTATAAGGCCGTGAGCGGTACGCCACGCGCAAGCGGCTACGCGCATGGCGCGGCGGGTCTGATGAGCGCGCCGGGCATGTCGCGTGATGTCATCAACGCCATGATCCTGCCGCATCTTGGATTGATGCGGATGCTTCCCAGCCGGCCATCAACTGAGGACTTCGCGTTCTATGGCATCTTGACCGGCCAAACGGCGGCAACGGGCACCTTTAACGGTACCAATAGCCAGGGCGTGTGCGGTGATCCTCCGACCGCTGGCCTGCTGAAGTTGTGTACTCAGATGTACCGCTTTGGCCGGCAGAGCATGATGACCCCGGTGATTGAGCTTGACCGGGTAGGGCGCATCAATAACCGCTCGGAGTTCACCGACTATCGCCTGATCGGCGGGCCATACCAGGCCAATATGGAGGGCGCACCGACCGTACCGGGCAATGGCGGCATTGCCGACGCGCTCAACTTCGAGGTGGCGAAAGTCAGCTATGAACTGGCAAACGATTGGGTGCGCAACTTCGGCCCATTCCTGTTTACCGGCAACCGCACGAATAACACGGGCGGCGGCATCATTCAGGAATACAACGGCCTTGACGGCCTAATCAACACCGGCTACCGCGATAGTGATGTCCCAGTCGGCGGCACGGGTACGCTCTGCCCGCGTGCGGATAGCCTCGTGTATAACTTCCGTAGTCAGAATGTGGAAACCAGCCCAGCCACCAAAAGCGGTATTGTCAGCGTGATCACCGGCATCGATCGCCAGCTTCGCTATCGCGCCATTGAGATGGGCCTGGCACCCGTGCGCTGGGTCATGGTCATGCGCTGGTCAGCCTTCTATCAGTTGACCGAGGTTTGGCCGTGCGCGTACTCGACCTACCGCTGCATTACCACGGATACCGGCCTGAGCGCGGCGCAGCCGGCCGTCAATGATAGCTTGCGGCTCCAAGAGATGCGCAGCGATATGCGCGGCGATTGGGATGCCAGAACTGGTCAATTCCTCTGGATTGACGGGATCAAGCGCGAAGTCGTGATTGACGATACGATCCCTGAGACGGCGCTATCCGCCGGCGCATTCAACTCGTCAATCTACTGGGTACCGCTGACGGTTATCGGTGGCTTCCAGGCGACGTACATGGAGTATTTCAACTACGACACGCCCCAGGGCGCGATGGCTGCCGCTAAGCTGATGGCCCCCGGCGATAGCTATTTCACCACAGACGGCGGGCGCTTCCTGTGGCACAAGCGACCCCCTACGGCCTACTGTGTGCAGAGCCAGGTCAAGACCGAGCCGCGTTTGATCCTCCGCACGCCGCAGCTTGCGGCGCGCTTGACCAATGTCGCGTACACCCCGTTTGCGCACGAGGACGATTGGAGCACCGCCAGCAACGTGTACTACTTCCTCAACGGCGGGCGCACAACCCAGAACGTGCCGTCATTCTTCAGCCCGAATACGTCAGTCGGCTAAGAGGCGTCGGAAAGGCGGAGCGGCGCAATGCCGCTCCGCACAACAATCCAAAGGGAGGATCAACCGATGGATACCAAGCCAAAAACAACTATCGAGCTTCCTATCGACTACCCAGGCACGCGAAAGCCAAACCCGCACGGCCCGCCGCACGGCCCATGGTATACCGCTCTCAGTCCACGTGAACAAACAATGATCGATCATGCGCTTGCCTATGATGTGCAGTTCGCAAGTGCTGGTGTACCGGGCCATGGCGCGCATCTCTTGATCGCTAAACTCAGCAGGCTTGTTGACGAATACGCGCCGGGGTATGTCGCCGGTAATATCCGCCCAGAGGATCACCCATGAGCCTGAGCGGCAACATCTTGATCACAGGCGGCAGCGGCACGCTCGGCCATGCGATTGTACGCACGGCCCTGGCTGAGCGATGGGATTGCACCTTCACAATCTATTCACGTTCTGAGCTACGTCAAGCGCAGATGCGCCAGAGCTACGGCCAGTTGCGCTACGTGCTAGGCGACGTGCGCGATGCTGAGCGCCTGAATGCCGCTGTTGCTGGTCACGATATGGTCATTCACGCCGCAGCCGTCAAGCGCCTGCCTGACGCCGAGCAGCAGCCGATCAATTGCTACGATACGAACGTTACCGGCTCGGTCAACGTCGTGCGCGCTTGTATTGCGGGCGGCGTCAAGCGCTGCATCGGCATCAGCACCGATAAGGCGTGCAAGGCCATCAGTGCCTATGGCGCGAGTAAGCTCGCGATGGAAAAGCTGTTCCAGGCGCAAGCGGATATCCCGTGTATCTTCACACTCTGCCGGTATGGCAACGTGGTTGCCAGCAACGGCAGCGTGATCCCGATCTGGCGCAAGCAGGCCGAGCAAGGCCAGCCGTTGACCGTAACCGATCCTGAGATGACGCGCTTTTGGATGGGCGAGAGCGATGCGGTTGCGCTCATATCCGAAGCGGCTACACACCTAGCAGGCGTGATTGTTGTACCAAAGATGCGCTCGCTGAGCCTATCCGAGATGGCCCATATCATTGCGCCGGGTGCGGATATCCATGAGACAGGGCTGCGCTCAGTCGAAAAGAAGCACGAGGACTTGGTACACCCTGACGAAACCGCCGATGAGATGGCAGAGCATTTCTGGATTTACCCAATAACTGGCGCGACAGGGCGATCCTACACCAGCTACGACGCGCCGCGCTTAGCGGCAGCGGAGTTCCGGCGCATGCTGGCCGAAGCTGAAAGTCACGAGTAATGGAACCGATTACGATCATCTTGCAAACCTGGCAGCGTACCGAATACGCCTTACGCACGATTGCGGCGGCGCGTGAGAACGTGCGCTACGGCGGTGAGCTACTATGGTACATTGCTGATGATGGCAGCTCGGTTGACCATTGGGCGGCGATTTGGGACATGCTTGACGATGTACCATTCGTCGGCGGGCACACACTGCGGCGCGGCTATGGCGGCAACGCCATAGCCGCATGGGATGCGGCTGATACCGTGAGCGCCTTGACCTTTTGGCTTGAAGATGACTTTGTACTCACGCAGCCACTTGACTTGACGCCGCACGCCTATGCGCTGATGGATAGTGATGAGCTTGGTATGATCCGCCTGGGCTATATCGATGGCAGCAAGCTTGCGCCGCCGCAGACGTTCGCAGGGCGGCGCTACCATACGATCCCGCGTGATTGGCCGGATACGTCGTTCTATGCCTTTACAGGCCATCCCAGCTTGCGGCATGCGCGCTATCGCGCTGCCTATGGCGATTATCCGATCGGGCTGATACCCGGCGATACAGAATTAGCCTATGCATTTCAGTACCGCACGGGGCATGGCCCGCTGATTGTCTGGCCGGAGGGCTATCCGACTGATGGCTATTTCGCTCACATCGGCGCGGTCAAGACTGAGACAATGCTATGAGTTGTTTCATACCTGAGTATGCTATCGGCATACGCGCCTATCGAGCGTTACCGGCAGCGGCATTCGCGCTGCCGAGATGCCTACGCAACTGTATCCACGGCGCAAAGATCGGCCAATGGCATGGTGGCGTGATTGACTGGGAGTATATCTACCCATGAAGTACTTTGACGAATTACAAGCCACGCTTGCCAAGCTTGATCCCACGCCGCTCCTTGACTTTGTATGGGCGTGTGAAGGTACGCTGTGGCTTGCTGGGAACGGCGGTAGCGCGTCAACCGCGCAGCATTGGGCATGCGACCTGTCCAAAGCGGCAGGGCGGCGCGTACAGGCGCTGGGGAGTAATCCGGCAGTGCTGACCGCTTGGGCGAATGACAAGAGCTACGGCGATGCGCTAAGCGAAGAAATGCACAGGCTTGCGCGCCCAAACGATGCGATCATATGCCTGAGCTGTTCTGGCACCTCTGACAATATCGAGACGCTTATTTGTCACGACATGCCAATTGCGCTCGTGACCAGCGTACTATCGCCGTACTACTCGAATGCGCTGATGGTGCGCGTACCACACACGCATTACGGCATTATCGAAGATTGCCATCTTGCCATCGGCCATTGGCTGACTGAGGAGTTGAGCAAGTGAGCTATAACGAGCCGCAAGAGGGCCGATGTAACACATGTCGATACTGGCAATCTGGTACGGCACACTCTGATGGTGTGTGGGGCATATGTTTATTGGCATCGCACGCGAATGGAAAGCCACTTGTTGACATTCGCTACGGCAATCATGGATTTATTGCAGGCACGCTGGCACCGATCACACCAATCGACACAAACCTGAACACACGCGGCGACTTTGGTTGTATTGAATATCGAGCAAAGCCATGAGCTATACCCAGCCCACAGCAGACGAGATCGCCGCCCGGCGCGCTGCGCTTGCGCCGTTCGATGGATGGAACGAACGCGCCTTCTGTCAGATCGTGGCATGGATGGGCATACCGCAGAGCTACCTTGACCTGGGCAGCGGCACGGGCGCGATGGTCAACTGTGCGCGCAAGCTCGGCAGCGATGCCTATGGGGTTGACCTGATCAATGGGCCAGAACATTGGTTTGTACACGAGGACTTGACGCGCCCGATGTATATCTACGAATCCATTCGTGACGAGCATATCATCTGGACAAACGGCATAGGCAAGCATGACGCCGATGGGCCATTCAAGATGTTTGATCTCATCACCTGCATGGAAGTTGCCGAGCACTTACCGCTTGAAAGCCATGAGACTTTGGTTGACACAATAGCGCGGCATCTCAGGCCCAAGCCCAATATGCTTGACGCCAGCGGCTACGTGCTCTTCAGCGCGGCACCTCCAGGGCAGCGCGGCGAGCATCACGTCGGCTGCCGGCCGGCGCACGAATGGCGCGGTATGTTCCATGAGCGCGGCATCAGCTACCGGGAGGACTTGACGCGCCAGATCGCGCACCTGTTTGGGTACGTGACCGGGCCGGCCAGTCATTGGCTTGCTTCTAATTTGCAGGTATTCGATACGGGGCTACGATGAGCAGTGTTGTCAATCCAATGCTTTGGTTAGGGTCATTGCCCGAAGACCCCGATCGCATGGAACACTGGAAAGAAGATGATGACGTGGCAGAGAATCCGCACGCACATCGCATGGATGAGCTAGTACGCGAAGCGAAAGCCGCCGCCGCCAATCCTGAGCATGTTTGGGATCAGAAGGCGATTGATTGGCCGCTGACCAGTGAGAGCACGGTTGTGGAGGTCGGCGGCTTCAAGGGACGCTGGGCCTTGCAAATAGCCGAGCGCTACCATCCGCGCTTGTTCGTATTCGAGCCGCAGCTATGGGCATACGAGGTATGCAAGCGGGCATTGGGCGATGCGGCTACGGTTGTGAACTTTGGGATTGGGGATCGCGGTGGCACATTCAATATGGCCGATTGGGAGACTGACGGCTGTTCATTTACCAAAGCCGATGCGGGCGAGTATGCGGGTGGTACCGGCGCAATTCGTGAGATTGGCGCGGCATTCAGCGAGCTTGAGATTGGTGTGGTTGACCTGATGCTGATGAATATCGAGGGCGATGAGTATAGGCTGCTACCGCATATGCTGGGCAAGGGCATCTTGCCAAAGCGGCTCATGGTACAGTTTCACACCTTCATTGACGAGTACGGTATGGCGCTGGCGAAGATACACCAGCAACTAGAAGATGCGGGCTATCGCATCGTTTGGACGTATGGCGTTATGCTGACGGCTTGGGAGCGCGACTAATGCGCGTATGCATCAATCCAATCTACAAGAATGCCGATCGGGGCGATGGTGGTATCCGCCGTGTCAGCGATGCCCAGGTGAAGTACCTGCCTGAGTTTGGCATCCAAGTGACAGACAACCCCGACGAAGCTGACTTGATAGCAAACCATGGTGCGGGCATCGTTGAGCGGCTAGGCGTGCCGATGGTTTCGCACAACCACGGCCTGATGTGGGAGAGCTATAACTTTGGCGTGTGGGGCGATGATATCAACAAGCACGTGATTGAAGCCATGGCCCGCGCCCAGGCGATTACCGCGCCGTCCAAGTGGGTTGCGCACGCGATTACACGCGGCATGCTTGTCAGCCCCGAAGTCGTGTACCACGGTGTTGACGCTGACGATTGGGCGCACGATCGCCCGCATCTCGGCTATGTGCTATGGAACAAGGCCCGCGCTGACCAAGTGAGCGACCCGCGTGATATGCAAGACGTGGCTGCGCTCTTGCCTGACGTGCCGTTCCTGTCAACATTTGGCCGTCAATCGTCCAATGTCGCGTTGCTCGGCGCAATGCCGTATGAAACCATGAAGCCGCTGATCCAGCAAGCCGGGGTATACCTTGCCACCGCACGCGAAACCTTTGGCATTGGCACCTTAGAAGCGATGGCCGCTGGCGTGCCTGTGGCCGGCTGGCGCTATGGCGGGCAAGAGGAGATTGTCATTGAAGGCGAAACCGGATACCTGGCCGAATATGGCGACTATGATGCCCTCGCCGGGGCCATTCGCCGCTGCCTGGCCGAACGTGATCGCTTGTCAAAGAATTGCATCTCCGATATACAAGCGCGCTGGCAATGGAAAGATAAGATTGGTCAGTACGCCGCGCTATATCATCGTGTATACCACGACTTCAAGCAGCAGCGCCCCAAAGTCAGCGTCATCGTAACGTGCCACAACCTTGCCCGCTACCTGCCCGATGCGCTGGGGAGTGTTCTTCAGCAAACGGCAACGGATTGGGAATGCCTCATCATTGATGACCAATCAACCGATATAACCGAACAGCAATGCGCCGGATGGATGAAGGCAGCGAATGATACCCGCTTTCGCTATATCAAGACGCCATCGAACTTGAAGCTATCAGGAGCGCGCAACTATGGAGCAAGCCACGCAAAAGGCAAATATATCCTTTTCTTGGATGCCGATGACATGCTCAACCCCAATGCACTCGATATTCTATCGAACGCTTTGGACAACGCCACAAACATACACGTGGCCTTTGGGCATCTCGATACCGTCAACGACCGAGGCGAAGATCGAAAGCGCAACCAATGGCCGGGCGATCGGTTTGATTGGCACGCGCAGATAGCCCATCTTAATCAACTGCCCTACGCGGCCATGATGCGGCGTGAGGTATTCGAGCGCTCAGGCGGCTACCGCGCTAGGGACTGGCGGGCCGAAGATGCGAGCCTATGGACACGCCTAAGCTCGTTTGGCGTTCGCATCGCCAAAGTGACCGATGAAAGCACGCTGATCTACCGGCTGCGCTCGGATAGCAAGAGCCGGGGGGAGGACGGCGACGGCGATTGGACAGCATGGCTTCCGTGGCGATTGGCCGGCGATCCAAGGGAAGGTATGCGGGCTATCCAGCAAGATCGCCAGCCGAACGCGCAGATCGTACCATTCGGCGCGCAGGGCGATCCGCCCGCGCCGCGCCGCGCCTGGCCTGTCCATCATCATCAACACCCGATTGTGAGTGTGATCATACCCGTGGGGCCGGGCCATGAGAAAGCCTTGATTGACGCGCTCGATAGCGTGCAAGCCCAGACCATGCCCTTTTGGGAATGTATCGTCATTGATGATACCGGCGCACCCGCGTATACCTTTTTAACAGCGCACCCATGGGCGCGGGTGATCACGACAAAGGGAAGAACAGGGGCAGGGGCGGCGCGCAACATAGGCCTGAAGGCCGCACGCGCCCCGCTAGTGCTGTTCCTAGACGCCGACGATGTGATTGTACCCCGCACGCTGGAAGCGCTGCTGAGAGGCTTTGTGGAAAGCGGCGGCACGTACACCTATAGCGATTGGTTGACGCTTGACGATGAGACGCGCATCGATGGCGCGATGGGCGTGCATGAGGTTGAAGAGTACGACCAGCGCAAGATGCTGCGCGGGCTGATGCACGCGGTTACGGCGCTGATCCCTACCGATGTGGTGCGCTCAGTCGGCGGCTTTGACGAGAAGCTGAAATGTTTCGAGGATTGGGATTTGTTCTGTAAGCTGGCGATTATCGGCGCATGTGGCACCCGTGTACCGCAGCCGATGTTGATCTACCGGCGTGAAACCGGCAAGCGCACCCGCGCCGCGCTCAGGGCGCGGCAACCGGGCGACGATGAAAACACGCACGCCTATACGCCATTGGGAGAAGAAACCGCAGCCGCGCTGTTTGACCGATACGCGGCCTATCGATCAGGAGAGGAAATCGTCATGCCATGTGGCACTTGCGGCGGGCAGAGTACCGTCATTGCCGCGCAACAGGCGCTTGATAGTATGCTGGGAATGGCAACAGGTGGCATGCTGAATGTTGCCAGCGTGCCGACTTCTGGCACCGTGCGAATGGAGTTTATTGGCAACTCATGGGGCGCGCAGACCTATATCGGCAAGGCCAGCGGACGGGTGTACAAAGCTGGCCGCGACACAGACAGCCGTTACCACGATGTTGACCCGCGTGATGTGGAGCATCTTGCAGGTATGGAACTGTTTCGCGTGGTACCGCCTGAGCTATTGGCCCAGGCCGCAAGCGCTGAAGATATGCCGATGGCTACGGTACAGCAGGCCACAGCGGCTCCGAGAGGTCGCAAGCGCTAATCTCTTCGATGCTTTACAGATGTCGATAGAGCGGCAATATCTTCTGTGTGCTGGTCATTTATAAAAGCAAGCGCAAGCGCCAGAGCATTAAATTTCGGCTTGCCGTCATCGCCACACTGATAGAAGAACTTAGCGACGGCGTATCCAGTATCACGATCGGCTACTAATACTTCGCTTACCGTATGGTGGCGAATGTATAAATCCATAAGGCACTCCATGCACTATGACTGGCTAACATTCATTATAGCAGCGCTGGCCGTGATGCGGGTAGCGCGCATGATCACTGAAGAGGACGGGCCGTGGTTCCTCTTCAAGCGCTTTCGTGATAGCCACGACGATAGCAAGAGCAGCTTTGATGTGGGCATCCGCTGTTTCTATTGCGTATCGTGGTGGGCTGCTCTTGCGGCGGCGGCATGGCTGGTCATCTTCGGCGGCTGGGATGCATGGTTGTTTCCGGTCTGGTGGGCAGGCATCGGCGGCGCGGCAATAATCGGGCATCGATACTGGAACGCAAAAGCATGATCCTGACAAAAACACCACTTCGTATATCGTTCGTCGGCGGCGGCAGCGACCGACCGATCTTCTATCAGGAAGAGCCAGGCGCGTGCGTGGCGGCGGCGATTGACAAGTATGTCTATGTGGCGGTCAATCCGAAATATGACGGCTCGATCAGGGCGGCGTATAGCGTGACTGAGAACGTCAGCAGCGTTGACGAGCTGCAGCACGAGTTGATACGCGCAGCGCTTCAACTAACCGAGGTGCGCGGTGTGGAGATTCACAGCATAGCCGATATTCCAGGCGGCACTGGTTTGGGCAGCAGTAGTGCTTTTACGGCTGGACTGGTCGCAGCCCTTGAAGCGTACCGCACCGGCGTACACACGGTCTACAACCGGCCCAACCTCGCAGCGGTCGCATGCGGCATTGAGCTGGATATGTGCCACAAGCCGATTGGCAAGCAGGATCAGTACACCGCAGCCTATGGCGGCGTGAACCTCTTGGGCTTTACGTCCAAAGGCGTGAGCGTTGACCCGATCGCGTGCGACCTTGACGCGCTTTCGTCGCATTGCCTGTTGATCGACACTGGCCTGGCCCGAACGGGCGATGCGGGCGCGGTGCTAGCCGCGCAACAGCATGACAGGGATGACGTGCGTGAACTGGCACGACTAGCCCCCCACTTCGCAGAAGATTTGGGCAACGGGTATTTTCGTGGTTGTGGCGCAATTATGGACTTGGCATGGCGTATCAAGCGCCAGTATGCCGGGTCGCATCAGATCGATTTGTGGTACGCCGCAGCACGGAACGCGGGCGCATGGGGCGGCAAGCTCTGCGGCGCGGGCGGCGGCGGCTTCCTGCTGTTCTTAGCGCCGCCTGAGCGGCATCAGGCGATAACTCAGGCGCTCGGCTTGCGGCATGTGCCGATCCGCGTCGGCGTGCCAGGTTGCGAGGTAGTGTATGGCGCGTAACTACAGCAACACCGCTGTTGATACGACCTTAACCGGCGCGATAGGCGCGGGCGATGGTAGCTTTGTGGTTGCCAGCGCAAGCGGCTGGCCGGCTGCGCCGTTCGCCGCCGTGCTTGATCCCGGCCTGGCGACTGAAGAGGTAGTACAAGTTACCGTAAAGGCCGGTACCACATTTACGGTAACACGCGCATTCGATGGCACGAGCGCCAGCGCGCACAGCGCGGGGGCGACAGTCAGGCACGCGGCGATTGCGGGCGATTTTACCGACTTGCAAGCCGCGGATAGCACGAATGCGGCGGCGATTGCGAGTGAGGCGGGGACGCGGGCCGCTGATGATATAACCCTATCGAACGCGATTTTACTACGCCTGCTGATCAGTAACTATGACTGGTCAACGCTGCCGAATAAGCCGTCATTCGGAACGCTGGCGCTACTCAACAGCATCACGGCTAGCTTGATCAGCGATGCCAGCGCGAACGGGCGCAGCCTAATCACGGCTGCCGACTATGCCACGATGCGCGGGCTGCTTTCGCTTGGAACGATTGCCCTGCTCAACAGCATCGCCACGGCCAATATCGACAACGACGCCGTAACCTACGCCAAGATCCAGAACGTCAGCGCCACGTCGCGCATCCTTGGGCGGGCCACGGTCAACGCGGGCGATGTGGAGGAATTGACCGGTGCGCAGGTGCTGAGCATTGCGGGGGCGCAAGCAGCCGTGCCACAGGGGCGCGCATTATTCGGCGGATCGGCGCAGCTTTGTGTACCGGGCGTGGTATTCCTTTCATCGGCGGCGGCAGCGATTGTTGCCAATCAGGCGCGCTATTTTCCGATGATTGTCTGGAATACCATGACGATCGATCGGCTGGCCCTTGAGGTAACGGCAGCGGGCGCGGGCGGCACAACATGTCGTATGGCGATTTACAATGCCGATGTGAACCGCCAGCCGACAAGCCTTGTCGTTGACGGTGGCACGGTTGCGGCGGATTCGCTCGGCTTTAAGAGCGCATCTATTAGCCAGCAACTTGCGCCTGGGCTGTATCTACTCGCGCTAAATAGCGATGGTACGCCAACAATTCGATTTGAGCGTGGCAATATACCTGGCAGCGATGTGAATGACGCGATCAGTTCATCGCCATATTTGACCAGCTATCGTGTAGCGCAAGCATATGGCACGTTCCCTGGGACTGGTACGACATGGACGGCATCAGCGACGGCGGCGAATGGTTTTGACTTTGGCGTGATGGTTCGCATTGCAAGCTTCCCATAAGGAGAAACCCGCATGTATATCGCAGTATCGGCTATCCAGATCAACTACAACCCCGGCGCATACAACATTCAGGGAACCGTGGTTTCATCGGGCGGCACGAATACCGGGTTTGAAGTGTTTGTCGATGACAACGCGACCGCCGAGGATTTGAACAGCGCCATCGCTGAAGCGGCGCGGGGCAAGTGTCGAGAGAACAGCGAGAACATCGACACCGATCAGGCAGTAACAATATTTGGCGGCGCGGTACAGGTGAGCTAATGCCCGAACAAGCCTTTGATGAAGAATACGAAAATGGCGTGCTGAAAAAGCGCACCCAGCGCACCATCTCGGACGCCGAGATCCAGCGCCGCGATGCGCCGACCCGGCTGCGCACGTCCTATAACGCATTGCGCCAATGGTCGATTGATGCGGCAGCGGTCAGCGCGGCGGGCGGTACGCCTACCGCCGCGCAACTCCGCGCACTGTTCGATCGGTTTGGGAAGCTCTGTGATGGGCTGGCCGACTTGCTTATTCAGCAGGGACTTGATCAGTAATGGCAAAGCCACGCCTGAGCGAAGGCCGCATTCCGTTCCAGATCGGGATCGGCGCTGATGCGCCGCCACCCGATAATCTCCCATTCCAGGGCGATGCCTATATCTATGATGCGGCAAGCGGTACCGGATCGGTGATAGGCGGCACGATCTTAGATGGCCCTGATCAAGATAGCCCGACTGGATCGATCGCTGGTGGCACCGTATTAGATGGCGAATATCGATATGACACCTAAGAACATGCTACCGCTGTACACCTTTTGGGAGATGATGGGCATGCACCCCTGGCATGCCTTTGGCATCGCGGGCACGGGCGATCTGCGTGTGGATACCGGCTGCAATACGCTCGTGCGCCGCTACGAATGGCAAAACAGCGATGCGGCGGGCGCGCTCTCAGTCATGCAAGCCATCGAAGATGCGGAAACGAAACTCCGCAACTACCTGGGCTACTCACCCGCGCCGCATTATGTGGTGGAAACCTTGCCATGGCCCGCGTCAGTCGGCCCATGGGGGAGCGATGGGCGATGGCTCAGCATGCAGTTGACCGAGGGGGAGGTACGCGCCGTAGGGGTTGAAACGGTCGCATCCATCAGCACGAATGCAACCGTAACCTATAGCGATAGTGACGGCGATGGCTTTGACGATACGTTTACCGTGAGCGCGGCCACATCTATAACCGACGTTTCGCAAATCGCGGTGTACTTCAGTTCGGCAGATAGGTTTAATGGCTGGCAATCCAGCACCGCGCTTAGCTCGCGCTGGCGCTTGCAGCCCGTCACTGTCTCAATTAGCGGCGGCACGGTAACGATACGCGGGCCAAAGCAGTTATGCGTCAAGCCGATTAAATACGAGGGCGCGATCAACATCGGGGCGAACGGCATTGATCCGGATACGGCTAGCAACTTCGTAACCACGCTGGATATCTACCGGCGCTATACCGCAACCGATGGGAATACGGTCAGCACGGCGCAAGCGGTGATCACCTGGGAGACGTATCCGAGCCATGGCTGGTGGTGCTGCTGTAGCGGGTGTAGCGTATCCGACCCATATAGCGGCTCGCCATATGATCCAGCGGCTACCGCCAATGCGGTAGCGCGGGTAGGCATACGCGATGCACGCCACGGTTTGATCACGCCCGCGCAAGCGAGCTATGACAGCACCAGCCAGGTATGGTCAGCGCTGGATTGGAACGTCTGTAGCCAGCCCGATCGGGTCACGGTGCGCTACCTGGCCGGCTTTCCGCTGGGCAATGATGGCCTGATGCAAGAGCCATATCGTACCGTGGTAGCGCGGCTTGCCGCCGCTGACCTGGCACGCAACGTCTGCGGCTGTGAGCAAGCAAACCGGGCGCTCTATTACTGGCAATTCGATCTGAGCCAAACCGCACGCGGCGATGAATTGTTTGGCATTTCACCTGAAAATCTTAATAACCCTTTCGGTACCAGGCGCGGCCAAGTCTATGCCTGGAAATTCATCATGGATCAACAGCAACTAACCGGCATTCTAGCTTAAAGGAGCAAAGCAATGGCAAAGCCAGGCGCAGACTTGGTTGTTACGCAGAAGCATCGGCGGGCGTTTAGCCAGCGCGGCGGGCCATCGCCGCTCAATCCGACCCGGTATGCGGGCGCGGATGAAACCTACATGGTATTCGAGGACGATGAAAACCCCATCACGGGCGGGCGCAACCCGATCAACTTCCATGACCCGCTGCGCCGCGCTGGCGGCGCGTACCGGCGCATTGGTGAAACGGTTGACGCGCCCGGCTTCCCGACTGTCACGATCAACTTTATGGAGCGCCATGGCGGCGTGCCGTGGGTTGACTTTGAGGGCGGATGTCCCAGCAACTTCTACGAAGGCGTCGGTGTGTGCAAGCGGCCTGATGACTTTATCAACGGCTGGTCAGACTTCGTTAAAATCTACAGCTACGCCCGGCCAGATAGCAAGAGCGAATCCGGCCTGACCACGCAAGAGAGCGATGATGCCAGCATGACATCGCTCCCGGCTGAATGCACCGCGATCTATAAGATCGGCGCGTTTTTGTTTGGCGAAAAAGGCGCGGGCGAAGTCGAGCGCGAAGTGGTAGGGCTGGTATGGGGCGGCGGTATCGACTGTGGCGCGTGCGGGCCGGGCGACAATGGCACAAGCCGACTGTACGCGGTTACGAAGTCAAGCGGCGCGGCCAGCCCTGGCACGCCTGCCGAGATTGTGTACACGGTCAACGGCGGGGCGACGTTCGCGCAGCAGAACATCACGGGAATGGGCGGCACGGTTGATCCGACCGGCATCGCCATTGCGGGCAACACCCTGATCGTGCTGGATACCACGGGCAACGGCTACTGGTTCGCGGAGATCAACCAGCTTACGGGCGTGCCAGGCACGTGGACGAACGTAACCGCCGGCTTTGTTGCCAGCAAGCAACCGACCGATATCTTTGTCGCTGGCGCATCGGAGCTGTACTTCAGCGCGAACGGCGGCTACATTTATAAGTCAACTGATGTGGCGAGCGGCGTAACCGTCTTGGACGCGGGCAACGTCAACACCAGCAACTATCAGCGCATTCACGGCCTCGACGATGCGCTTGTGGTGGTAGGCGATAGCGGAAAGATCGTCAAGAGCGGCAACCGTGGTCAGACCTGGGCAAACGTGACCCTCAGTCCGACCAGCGCCACCGTGCGCGCCGTGCTCGTGCTTGACGAGTATCGCTACTGGATTGGCACCAGCGGCGGCAAGGTGTATTACACCGCCGATGGCGGCGAAACCTTTACAGAGGTTACGCTTCCAGGCGGCGCGTTGACCGTGATTGATGACATCGTGAGCGCGACTGACGAGGTGTTGCACATCTCGGCGCGTACCGCAACGCCGACTGGCCGGCTGATCACCTCGTGGAACGGCGGCCAGAAGTGGGCTAGCTCGGCGGTCGTGACCCAGCGCATTCAGAACTTTCCGACCGCGAGCCGCTTCAACCGCATTGCAGTACCGCGCACGGGGCAACCGACCACGGATAGCAACACGATCGCATTGGGCGGGCTCTCGGGCGGCGGGACTGATGGCATCTTGGAGCTTGGGATTGCAAACCGGGTGTAAGTGGATGGGTGCGGCGATGGCCTGTGCCTACTTTCGGCGGTAATTACTCCGCTCAGAGTAGTGCCTCCTGGCTGGCAATGGTCGCAGAATAGAGATGTTCTGCCGCACAATCGCCGCTCTCCCAATAAGGATTATAGCACATGACACAACTGATGGAACATATCAACGGCACAAGCGGGCAGCGGGGGCGAACAGTCCCCGCTCTGCCGCAGCATACCTTTCGTGATACGGGCATCACGATCGGCTTTCGCAAAGTCGGCCCGGCCACGCAGCAGAGCATTGCGCAGCGCATTATGCGCGATATGCCAGAGCCGCAGCCGCCCATGCTCGATACGGAGCTAGGGCAGGAAGCAAACCCGGCTGATCCGGCTTACATCGCGGCTAAGGCAAAGTGGGATCAAGAAATTCGTGTCGAGCTATCACGCCGCACGCTGCTGATTGCAGCAGTTGAAGCCGATGTGGTGATAGACGATCGCGCCCGCGCTGATATAGCGCGGCGCAAGCGGTCATTAGAGCTAGCGCAAACCCCATACGAACCTGATCCAAACCTAAATGATGAGGAAAACGAGCGCGTTTTCTTTATTATGCATGTTGCAGCCGGAACGCCTGATGACTTGACCGAGTTTGCTAGCGCCGTATTGCGCCGTTCGGTACCGACCGAGGAAGCGGTTCAGGCGCAGATCGCCACGTTTCAACGCGACCTATAAAGGGCGATCGGTATTCGACTATCCGCAAATACCGCGATCGGGCATTCGCTATAACATCATTCTTGAATGGTTTCTTGCGGCGCGCTGGGCAGGGATCGATTGGTTCTCAGACTTCAACGATCTTGACGGCGATGATATGGCCTTCGTGGTTGCGGCGTACCGCACGCATATGCAAACAGAAGCCGTGGTCAACTATCATGCCTATCGGCAACGGAACAAGAAATAGATGGCACTAGAGCAGGCCGGTGTACAACTGATAGCGCAAGGGGATGACGCATTCGGCGCGGATATGAAAGCCGCTACGAACTCGGTCAATTCCTTTGTGAATAGCGCCGATCAGGGCGGCGGCAAGGTGAACGCCGCTGGTCAAGTGATGATCGGTGCGCTGCGTCAGATTGGCACGATCGCGGTTGACGCTTTGGCGCAAGCCGCCAAAGCTACCGCCGCCTTTGTAGGCGATAGTATCAACCTGGCCGGCGACTTTGAAGCGGGCATGCTCAACTTCCAAGCGGTTGCCGGCAAAGATGTTGACACGAAGGGGCTAGAACAGTTCCGCGATCTCTTTCTTCAGATTGGCAAGGAGTTGCCCGTATCAACCGCCGACGTGCAAAAGGCCGCGATCGAAATGATCAAGGGCGGCATTGATCCGGCCATCGTGGCATCGGGCGGCTTACGTCAGAATATCCAGTTTGCAGCGGCGGCGATGGAGGGCGATCTCGTTGCAGCGGCTGAGATATCCAGCAAGATACTCGGCGGCTGGTCTGATGCTAATGCCACCGCCGCCCAAAAGGCCGACTTTCTCACGCACTCAACTGACCTTCTGACCAAGGCGGCGAACGCCAGCGCGGTTGACGTGAAAGGGCTGTCGCTCGGTATCTTCAACGCGCAAGGCATCGCCAAGACTGCCGGCGTCTCGTTTGACGATCTGACAACCACACTCGCCGCGCTTGCGCCGCGCTTCGCTTCATCCTCCGAAGCGGGTAACAGTCTCAAGAATATGATCGCCCGCTTACAGCCCACGACCGATCCGGCGATTAGCGCCATGGAGGGGCTAGGGCTATACACGGAAGAGACGGGCAGCAAGTTTTACGATGCTCAGGGGAATTTTGTCGGCTTTGAACAGGCCGCACAGCTCCTACAAGATAGCCTTGTCGGCTTGACCAAAGAGCAGAAAGCCGCAGCCCTCCAGCAAATCTTTGGCAACGATGCCATGGGCAGCGCGGCGGCTTTGGCCGATATGGGCGCAAAGGGCTACCAGAACATGGCCGCAGCCATGGGAGAGGCGAACGGCGTTGCCGAGAATGCCGCACTCAAACAGCAAGGCTTTAACACGGCGATGGATAACGCCAAGGGATCAGTTGAAGCGTTGCAGATTACGATCGGATCGGCGCTGCTGCCCATCTTAACTGACCTGATGAATAACGTGATCGCGCCAGCGGTCAACACCTTGACCGATATGGCCGATGCGCTGTTTGGGAATGAAGAGGCGTTCAATCGCCTATCGCCCGCGCTCCAAGATGTGGTGAGCGGCATTGGCGTGCTGGTTGACGATGTGATGAACATTGTCGGCGCGTTTGACGAAGCCGGGGCCATGTCAAGCGAGTTTGGCGAATCGATTGGCGGGCTTGCCAGTGACTTAGGGCTACCGGGTGAACTGATCCAAGATATCGTCTTTGCGGCGCAAGATTTGGTCAAATGGTTTAGCACGGCCAGCGATAAGACAAGCGACCTGGGCGGCGCGGTTGACGACTTAACCGGCATTTGGAATAAGGCGATTGCGGTCGTGGGCAATGTCATGGCGGGCTATCAGAACATCGCCAATGCGGTGTTGCCTGTCGTGACTGGCTTTGTCAAAGAACACGGCGATGAGATCAGCGCGTTCTTTCAAACGGCATGGGATTCAATTGTGCGGATCGTCAACCTTGGACTTGACATCTATAACAGTATCGTTCCGCCTGTGCTGAATGCGATTGCTGGCTTCATTGATGAGCATAGCAGCGAAATACAGCGCATCTTAAGCGGCGCATGGACGATTATTAGTAACCTTATTTCAGGCACGCTCGGCACGATTGAGG